CCACGGCCCGTGGCCCGTCCATCCCCACGGATATCAAGGCGTGGAGCACCCAACTGCCAAGTACAGCCAACCTGGGTTGATTCCAGTTTTAGAATCATTTGACGTCCGCGAACACGGACATAGATTTGTCCAGTGAATTGTTCAATGGGCACCGTAGAAGTTCGTGTAATACTGGCTGAACTACTACCAGCAAGCGATTGAGGATTGTTATATCCAGATCCAGAATTCATCATGGGAATCAGTGTCATAACCGCTTGGGGACTCGTGGCCGTTGAGCCGTCAAACGTGATATCCGGCAAAATGCGATACACAAATCCCAGGTTATGACCATCTTGGATGTCAAACTCTGATGTTTCAATCGTCGCTGTAATAGCTTGCGTGGTTCCTGTTTCGTTGTCGTCTACCCCAAATTCATGATCCACGATGTTGTAGTTGTAAGTCGCAGCCTGTGGGTACTGTCTCAGACCTGAATCACTCCAAGCAGTTCGTGCCATCGTGCCGTAGTACCAAATGTCCTCGGCGTAGTTGTAGACTACATATCGATCAATCGTATTTGAGTTTGCAGAGCAATACCACCACCAAACCTCGTTAAAGCCCTCGCTCGTACCGGCAAAAATCTGGAACTTTTGGTAGCGGTTGATGTCATTGAAAACATACCGACGTAAATCACACCGCAGTGTTTGCACACGACCGTTATAGCTGTAAAACTTATCAACCCCCATCCAAAAGGTTATGCCCGAAGCTGTTGCAACAGCGTTAGGACCCATGATGGAGGTGTTGTCAGCAAGGATTTGCGAACCCCAAACCAAAGGTGGACCAAGATACTGAATGGAAAATAAAGCAGAATCCGTCCAAGCAAGAATCTCTTGCCTAGTTTGCTGCACTGCAATAATCTGTGAGCCGTGGGATAAACGTAAGCTACCTGCTTGGTTTAACGCAGAGGGAACCCAATCAACCAGTGATTCCTGATCACCCCAACGAATAAGCATGGGATCGGCGGTAGAACTTCCAATGGGGGTTGTTCCAAAAACAAGCAAGAACCGTGAAGCATCCGAAACCAGCATGTTGTATTGCACGGTAGGCACATCAACAAGCGTAGAAATACTTTGCGTTCCAGACTGTGCGCCTGATGTTGTAATAGCTGAACCGCCTAATGAACTGGCAAGATTAGCTGTCAAACCACTAACATTTACCAAATAATAGGTAGTTCCAGCCGTAAGGCCCGTGGGCAACGCACCTGTAGTTGCTAACTTGATTGCCGTACCTTCGGCCAAAGGTTGAGATAGCGTAATCACGCAAGGTGAAGCTATTGTCAGAGTAACAGTACCCCCAAGGCTGTTGAGCGCAACACCTCTTGTTGATAAGCCGTTAGTCGCATCCCAATAATAAATACCAGCCGTGCGTGGCCCAAAGACAAGGTCTTCACCCCAGTTATTGGCATTCCATATGCGCAATGGATCTGTAACCTGTGGCGTAACACCCCATGACCCACTACCCCAGGCACCTGCGCCCCAACCAATGAGAGGAAGTTCCGCGATCCCCGGTCCTGTATTGACTTGAAAAGCGCCAACAGAAGATCCGCCTCCGTTGCCTACATCCGAAGCATTGGATGTAACGGCGGCTCCCGTTCCGGGATCCTTGGCAGTAAACTGAAATGTATTGGTCGTTACAGCAGTGATCTGGTATTGTTGGTTAAGGACCGCTGCCGTGATGTTTCCACCGAGGCTCACGGCTCCTGAAATAGTTACGAAATCGCCGACGATAGCGCCATGCGCAGCAGATGTTGCAGTGATGGTTGATGAAAAAGGCGCTACTGTAACAGCCGAAAATGTAACGGCTTGCGTTAAACGTATGGGAGTGATGTCTGAATAAGCACCGCCCTGCTCAATGTAGTACTTAAGGTTAGTTCCAACACCTAACAAATTGTTGTTGGCAAGCGTTACCCAGTTCCATAGGGACCGGCAGATACCCAAATACACAGCCTGGGAAATGCGCCGCCAACCACCTATTTTTTCAGGAGAACCTTGACGAAAACGTACCTTATCCGAGACATACCATCCCCCTTCGGACGAATATCGCGGAGTTTCTTTATTGACTCCAGGCTTACTGAGAATCTTGGACAGTGGCACGGCTCACCTCATCAGTGCAGCTTCAGCATCACGCCGAATAACTAACCCACGCAAGACCTTACCGCCACCACGGACCCACAGCTTAAGTTGCTCTATGGCTCCATCCCAATCTTGCTGGTTAATTTTGCGCTTAAGTGTAGAGGTCTGCAATCTGCCGACGCCAAGGTTATAGCAAAAATCTACGATAGCATTAAGCTTACCCCAATCCTTGTTTTGAATAGCAAGGGTCAACAAGATGGGGCATTGCCTAATAGTTCCCGGTGCATAGGTATGAACAAGCTCGTGCATCAATAACCGTTCAGCATACTCACGGTCAATACTAGGATCGTCTTTGGTTACCTTATCCCCATTAGCGTAATACGTTGAACCGTAACCAATCGTCCACACCCCCGCAGGGCATAGGTAAGGTTTGGCTGAAAACCCTTCAAATCTTCGGCACAGTTCAGCGGCTAGATCTAGTTTCACGCTAATCCTCTAGCCTTCAAGGTACGGTCAAGGAACCAATAGTTAAACGTGCCTGCTACTAATGCAGCAAAGTCAGGTGACATGATCATCTTAAATACTTCTTGAACAGGCAGTCCTTCACGGGAAGCAATGATGGCAAACCAGATATGCGAAGCTGACCAGATAGCAAGAATCCAATAAGTAACCACGGGCCTGACTGATGCTGATAACGAAGCAACCCATCCGCCAGCAGCCTTTGCCATCTCGGTTTGTGAATTAATAGCTGCTTCAAATGCAGCCATAACACCCGTATCAATAGCCTTATCACGTTCAGCACCGATCTCAGCTAGCTTCATCTCACCACGGATTTGTTCTAACTCGCACTGGCGATTGAACATGGATAGTTCATGCTGCCTTTCGTTCTTGCGGTCAAGGAACTTTAGAACCTCCGGCGCTAGCCGGAATAAGCCACCGAAGATCGTACCGAAAAGACCGCCGCCAATGATGTCTAGCATTACTTCCTCCCCATCTTTTCACGTTCTTCAAGCAGCCTGACTTTGACCTGAAGTTCGTTGATGTGTTGCATCAGTTGCTCTTTCTGCAAAGCACGCCTCTCGGCTGATATAGGCGAATCAGTCGGCACACCCTCTTTGGTAATGAGGGCAGGCATAGCACCTTCAATCTTGGTGAGCCGCGTGGAGAAGTCAGCTACTTGTTGTAACAACCACGCTAATGATGCAACGATGACAGGGATGACTGCCTTGAGGACGTCGCTCCAATTCATAGCAGTCTCCCACGTTTAGTCCGTCTTCTGTTCCTCAAGCTGGGCTACAGCCTGTGACTTGATCTTCTCAAACAGTGCTGCGATCTGCTTATAAGGAAGATTCCCCAGCGTATCTAGCACTGTATTGACTTCATCAAGGGTGAGTTCAAGCTTGAGCGGGTTCATTCACTTTCCATGAAGTAGTGGCTTCATCCCAGCTATACATCTGACCATCGGTCGGCATAGCCACCGGCGCTTCCCATTGTGCATCAGCGTTCAGAATCCATGACGCAAAAGGTTTTGGTGCTACGAAAGCATCAATGTCAGCACGGTATGTGTAACCAATCCCGGCATAATTCTTTCTGATGTTTCCGTTGTAGGACGTTTGCTTCCATGTGCCGCCAAGGATTTTTTCCAAATGAGCCGCGCCGATGTGCTCTTTCTCCACACCAAAAGCATCCGAGGTGTCTTTGTTATCAACGACAACAACCTGCGTCACCACATTGTTTTCGTCAAGCTTGCAAAAATGCGCCATTATCAACTCCTAGCAAATGTTCCGTGAAATTTGTTTCTTGCTTCAATTGCCACCAATTCAGCAAGTTCAATATCATCAAAGTACCCTATAACCCTGCGTTTTTTTTCAATGGTTATTTGGACAGTCCATTTATTACATCCTCTGTCAAAATAAACATTCTTCATACCACTTTTGTTATTTATATGAACACGTCGGTTCAAACAATTCTGACTTTGTGTTACCTCTCTTAGGTTTTCTATTCTGTTGTCAGATCTATCATTGTTTGCATGATCAATTATTTTTGGGAAATACCCGTGGTGGTATAAAAATATTAATCTGTGGAGTGGATAAACTTTACCAGCAACACGCATCCTAATGTATCTGTGATGATTAGTGATAGGAGTAAATTTTGGCTGATAACCTTGTTTAACATACAAAAAACCATCTTGGTAATCAAATAACGCTTTGAGGTATTGCTGAGTTACCATGCTAAACCTCCAATTTCAGTCCGGTTAAATCCATCTCTTCGCCAACCGTTCCGGCAGGGAAGGTATTAAATGACAAGCTAACACGAACATCTTCACCTTCCACCGTCGGCACCATGTGCGTCAAACTTGACGGAAAAAGAATCAGCCTGCCCGTGATCGCTTCAAACCACCATGACTCACTGTTCCAGCTATTCCACTCAGCAGGAGGAAATTTAATCTGCTGGTAGCCGTCACGGTAGAAAAAGATCTTGTCGTTGGGATTGGTCTGGATATAAAACACACCAGACACAAATGAATTGGGATGCGCGTGTTTGTGGTGATACTGTCCCGGCTCCGAGTAATTCACCCAAGACTGTGTAAGCCTTAGCGTGACATCGTGCTTAGGGTTGGTTGTGGCTTTGAAATACTCAGCAACACAATCTTCCATCCAGCCGCGCAGGCTCGTCATCAACTTATCGCGCAGGACAAAGTTGTTCGCACTTGTGCGGTTGCCCATATTGGGACGCTGTTCCAACTCCATGAGGAAGAACTTCTCCTCATCAGACAGCGGTCTGCCAAGGTCAAAGAACCCCACGGGCTGGGCAAATAGGCCGTGCAAATTCATCCGAGGGCTTCCTCAAGTTCTTGTTGCCTAATGCCCATTTGCTCCAGTTGCTCAGGCAACCACATGGTAGGGATGCTGTCTTCAAATTCCTTGATTTTCTCCATGACCCAGTAGACCTCTTCAATAGAAGGGCAAGGCCGTGGATCATCCCAACGGGTAAATTGGTTGTTACTGATTTCCCACTTTGCGCCGGGACGCAACATTTGCATGGCTGTATCAATACCAAGAAACTTGTATACCTTCATATGACCTCTAGAAGTTGACTTTTAGGATGACGATACCAGAGCCGCCTGCCGCTCCGTTGTAATTTAAACCGGGGTCACCATTAGAACCGCCGCCACCGCCACCACCAGAATTTGCTACTCCTGCTACGCCATTTCCTAGACCGGAGTAACTTCCAGAATTACCTCCGCCACCATATCCGCCAATTCCGCCTTGGCTAGAACCGTTGTAAGTGCCGCCACCACCGCCACCAGCAAAATATCCCAAGGAGGGAGAGCCTCCCGGCCCAGCCGCACCAGCGGACAATGCAAATGAAGGGCCAATAATTCCTATTCCTCCGGCCCCTCCAGCAGAAGAAGTACCGTTGGAACCAGACCCACCAGCACCGCCACCGCCACCAGAACCTAATAAACTTGTAGTAGCTCCTGTCCCACCATTATTCCCTTGGCTGGGCGACGTTGATGGTGTGTTGCCTGACCCACCTGTAGCACCACTGTAGCCAGCAGCACCACCTCCTGAGCCACCATTTGCGCCACTACTAATACTTGGGCCATCACCGCCACCACCGCCACCACCGTATGCTTTAAACGTATTTGTTCCGGCACCAGAAGGGTTCTCTGAAATTGGTGACCCTGCGATAGATGAGTCATTACCATTTCCCGCTACCGTACTACCGGAATTCAACCCACCAGCACCACCAGCGCCAATAGTAATTGTGTAAGAAGATCCCGCAGTAATTGTTAAGCTTGTGCCTGTTCTATATCCTCCGGCCCCGCCACCAGCCCCTCTTCTACAACCACCCCCACCACCACCAGCGACTACCAAGTAATCCACCGAGGTTGCACCTGTAGGTGCAGTCCAAGTGGTTGTTCCACGGAATACATAAACAGGTAAGGAAGGTAAACGGTATTTGATGATGACGATACCGGAGCCGCCTGCGCCTGCTGATTGGCCAGGGGCATGAACACCGATCCCACCACCACCGCCGCCTGTAGCCGCAGTGCCTGATGTTCCTGTACCACCTGTACCACCAGCACCGCCACCGCCAGAGCCACCAGAACCGGCTGTTGGGCCTGTATAAGCACCCCCGCCGCCACCGCCTGCATAGGTTACCGATGAGCCAGTAATCGTAGATGCTTGTCCAGCACCTCCGTTACCACCAGAACCAGGAACAGTTCCATTACTGCCAGCGGCACTAGCCCCACCACCGCCACCAGCATTAAAAGAAGCACCTGTCCCACCATCAAAACCTTGATAAGCAACTGCCGGAGCACCGTTACCTCCTGCCGAAGGTTGGCTTGGTGTGTTTCCGCTGCCTTTAGTGCCTGCTACTCTTGCACCACCACCTGAACCACCGTTACCACCGCTATCTTGAGCAGATGGATTACCACCACCTTTACCGCCACCAGCAGAAACAATACCAGGAGAAGCAAAAGGAGATGGGCTTGAACCACCGACTATAGAAGAGCCGCCGCCCTGAGTTGCTGCGGTTGTATTGGCAACCGCACCCGTTCCGCCTGAACCAACAGTAATGGTATAGGTTGTCCCGGCGACTACCGAGGCGCCTGTCCCGGTACGAAAGCCACCTCCGCCACCACCGCCGCCTGAATTATCT